GACTATATTGGAGCAACGGCCTGGAATTTATTGGATGGTCAAGGATTTGATTTAAGTAATCATAGTATTTATACTACCGAATTCTGGGTGCAGGAATTTTCTAAAGATGGAGGAGGGCACCATACTTTACATACGCATTGGAATGGACATATTTCCGGATTCTTTTTTCTTAAAGCGAGTGAAAACACTTCCATGCCTTGTTTTCAAGATCCAAGAGAAGGGCGTATGATGAATTTACTTCCTCAAAAAGAACCGGATAAAATAACCCAAGCTTCTCATCAAGTTTTTTATGGAGCTAAACCTGGACGTTTAATGTTTTTTAATTCTTATCTTCCTCATCTATACACGGTGGATAGTGGTTATGAACCTTTCCGTTTTATTCATTTTAATTGTCAAGCAATACCCAATGCGGCATTAGGTAAACCTTATCAACTTACATGGTTGGAAAGAAAAGAGAAGGCTGAAAAAGATGGTAAAAAAACCTAAAATAATTCATCTGCCGAAAGCCCATAATGTGATGGGTGTGGCTCACCAGGCTTATATTAAAGCGATGCTGGGACAACATCCGAAAAAATATCCTTCGGATTTCGTAGAAACTTTAATTGATGAAAGAAAAAAACAACTAACAAAGGAGAAACACGATGCCAAAAAGACCAAAGTTTAAAGATAAGAACCCTTATAAAGTTATCAAAGGGGTTATTAGTAAAGAGCTAGCTGTATTTATATTTCAATATTTTCAGCTAAAAAGAGAGGCTGTTAAATATCTTTTTAATGCCAAATGGTTATCTCCCTATGCGTCAGAATGGGGGGTATGGAATGATGAGCAGGTTCCTGGAACCTATTCTCATTATGCAGATGGGGTGATGGAGACTCTTCTTCAGGGACTCAGGAAAAGAGTTGAAAAAGAAACAGGCTTAATGCTTAATGAAACTTATTCTTATGCCCGGATTTATAAAAGAGGAGACATTCTAAAACGTCATAAGGATCGTTATTCTTGTGAAGTTTCTACAACCTTACATATAGGAGGCGATAGTAAATGGCCTCTGTATGTGGATCCTACCGGTAAAACCGGACAGGCTGGAATCAGTGTGGAAATGGAACCTGGGGATATGGTTATTTACCAAGGATGTGAACTTGAACATTGGAGAGAAGCCTATAACGGAGAAAATTACTGTCAGGTTTTTCTTCATTATAACAATGTTAAAAACAAAGCAGCCAAAGCAAATAAGTATGATACTCGACCTGCTTTAGGACTTCCTCCCTGGTTTAAAGGATATAAGTTGCGTCCCCCTACAAAATAAGATATATAAGAGATCGGCGTGGGGGATTTTTCCACCACAAAGGTCTTCTACGCCTCTTCATAATCAGTTGAAATCCATTTAGATCTAGTATATTTGTATCTTAAACGGATTTTTCTATGCTACAAAAACTAGGTTTTACACCAGGCTTTAATAAACAAGTTACAGCTACAGGAGCAGAAGGTCAGTGGACCGGAGGCGACTATGTACGTTTTCGTTATGGATCTCCTGAAAAAATAGGAGGTTGGCAACAACTCGGAGCTGATAAACTCACAGGTGCAGGCCGAGCCTTACACCATTGGGATGATAACGCAGGCGTTAAATATGCTGCCATTGGTACTAACAGAATTTTATATGTTTATTCAGGAGGTCAATTCTATGACATCCATCCTATTCGAACCAGCATTGCAGGATGTGATTTCACAAGTAGTTCTTCTTCAAAAACTGTAACTATAACCTTTCCAAGTCCTCATGGACTGATCGATGATGATATTGTTTTAATGACGGCTGTCAGTGGAGTAACCGCAGTAGGATCTACTTTTAATGATGCTTCTTTTGAAAATATAAAATTTATGGTGACGTCTGCACCCACAGCAACCACGATTGAAGTCACGATGGCCACGACGGAAACAGGAACTCCTTTAAGTACTTCAGGAAGTGCGACCGCCAAATGTTATTATACGGTTGGACCGGCGCAACAGCTCGGAGGTTATGGCTGGGGTACAGGAACTTATTCAGGGACTTCTTCAGGACCCGCAACCACGACGCTGGCAACGGGTCTCGCAGCTGATGCTGGAGTTACTACGGTAGTGTTAACCGACTCTTCCGCTTTTCCCGCTTCAGGAGAAATTAGAATTGGAACAGAGGACATTGGTTTCACGGCTAATGATACTGCAACGAATACTTTAACCGGAGGCCCAAGAGCCGAGAATGGAACCACGTTAGCTTCCCATTTAGCGGGAGCTACGGTTACTAATATTTCTGAGTATGTAGGATGGGGAGATCCCTCTTCTGCTGACTATACCATTGATCCAGGTTTATGGGTTTTAGATAACTATGGTACAAAATTAATTGCCCTTATTTATAATGGGGCCTGTTTTGAATGGGATGCGGCCGCAGCCAATCCCACAGGACAACGAGCAACGGTGATGTCTAATGCACCCGCGGCTTCTCGTCATGTTTTAGTATCGCCTACCGATAGACACTTAATCTTTTTTGGAACCGTGACCGGAGGGGATGTCACTGTACCAGCCAATCAAAATGATATGTTTATTCGTTGGTCGAATCAGGAAAGTATTAATGATTCAGATTCTTACACCGTCACCGCTAATAATACCGCTGGTACCCAGAGACTCGCTAATGGTTCTAGAATTATGGGAGCTAAAAAAGGTCGGGATGCCATTTATATTTGGACCGATACCGCTCTCTATTTAATGAGATTCGTAGGTACTCCTTTCACCTTTTCTTTTGAACAAGCAGGAACGAACTGTGGTTTAATAGGAAAGAATGCAGCAGTGGAAGTGGATGGAACCGCCTTCTGGATGTCTGAAAATGGATTCTTTAGTTATGCCGGTCAGCTACAAACAATGCCATGCTTAGTAGAAGACTATGTTTATGATGGTTTAAATTCTACTCCAAGAGATCTTGTTAACTGTGGATTAAATAATTTGTTTGGAGAAGTGACCTGGTTCTATTGTAGTACTGGATCAGCGGTTATAGATCGAATGGTGACTTACAATTATTTGGATACTGTGATCGCTAAAAAACCGGTATGGACTACAGGAAGTTTACCTCGTACGGCGTGGTCTGATTCAGCGGTCTTTGATAAACCTCATGCCTGTTATTATGATAACAGTGATGATGCGTCTTATGATGTCGTAGGGAATACGGATGGAATTACGATCTACTATGAACAGGAAACAGGGACCGATCAGGTTAATGCCGGAGGAGTTATCACTGCAGTGGCAGCTAATATTCTTTCTGGAGATTTTGACATTACTCAAAAACGTGCGGCTTCTGGACAAATAGTGGGTATGCCGGATGCACGAGGAGATGGGGAATATATTATGAGAATTAAAAGAATGATTCCTGACTTTATTAGTCAGACTGGAGACACCCAAGTGACTTTAATGTTAAGAAATTATCCTAACAACGCAGCGGCGAGCTCTCCATATGGCCCCTTTACAATCACAAGTTCCACTGATAAGGTGGATACACGCGCAAGAGCTCGAGGAATTGCTTTTAAAGTAGCAAACACTGGCACAAGTGGAGGGTCTTATCAGGCCCAAGACTGGAAGCTAGGAACATTTAGACTGGACATACATCCAGACGGGAGAAGATAATGGCATTACCAGGTTTTTACAATCAAGGCGATCAAGATATCTACACAGGTGGGGATCATTTATTCCTCAGGAACGCTTTAGATTAAACTATACTCCCTCTACAGCACTGGCTAGTACAATAGGAAACACAGGAATTACTAACACACAATCAGCTCGTTCTTATTATCCTCAAGGAGGGGGCGGAGGAGGCGGCTTTGGTGGCGGCAATACTAATCAACTAATAGGAGATTTTTATGATGTCACAGCTAACAGACAAAAGAGTTTAGAAAATCCAAATTGGCTTGGAAAACAAATAAATAAATTTATTCCCCAACAACGTTCAGTGAAGGATATGATAACTCCTCCCACTGGGAATTATTCGAGATCCATGGCTGACACTAAAAACTTTGGTTTAAATGTTTTACCTGGTGAAGGTCAATATGGAGAGATGCCTGGAGTTATAGAAGGAGATG